CCGCACCCACGGCAGGTCGCCATGCCAATACGGCGCGGCTGTTATCGTCTGGAATGCGCCGGGCCATGAGACCGGCCACCACCGGCACGACGATCCGTCTCGGCAGATTGCTGGTGCGGATCGGGGCAGCTGTTACGCCGGTATCAGCGGTATGCACAGATGGGTCTTCGGTCACCGCCTCGATGCCGACCTCATAGAGCCCGCGCGGCTTGATTGCCGTGACCTTGGCCAGCGTCCGCCAGGTCTCGCCCTTGCCGAATACCACATGGGTGCGCTCGCGGTCTGACCCGGTATAGGGCATCATGTCGGGGGTGTCGGTCAGCACGACAATGTCAGGCGATGGCCCGGCGGTGACCAGCCAAGGCCCACTGACGCCACCATTGGCCGTGCGCAGGCCGATATAGTAGCTGCCTGCGCCAAAGATCATCGGCTCGGTCAGGGTCAGGGTGCGACTGGCTGCATCCCAAGCCACGGCCTCGGCATGCGCGCCCCAGCCCGGCATGTCATGCTGGATCGCAATCAGATCACCAATCGAGGGAATGAAGCCTTCCATCTCGGTTGCAAATTGCACCAGACGGCGGCGGTATTTGTTGGCAGCGGCATGATAAAGGCCCTCGCGGTAGACCTGGTCACGAGTGGTAGCACCGAACAATTCCATCTTCACCGGGCGCGCCAGAGTGCTGCCAGCCAATGCCGCTTTTACCCTGCGCGGAGACCATTTTGTCTCATCGAAATAGGATACCTCCAGCGCATCGGCGGTTTGGTCCGAGGCCAGCAGATAGTTGATCGAGAACGATCCTTTCTTGATGTTGCGCATGGAATAGAGCGCCACCGGCAATGTCTGCGGGCCATCGCGCACCACGCGCAATCGCCCGCCCTGCATGAAGAGGCGGGCGCGGCCGACAAGGGCGATCTTGGAGATCGCCTCCCACCAGCTGGTAGCGGAATCGAAGCGGCCATTGAAGCTATCGCCGCGTGATGCCCAGAGCACATCGAGCGCCAGCAGAGCAGCCAGATCAAGCCGGGTGTCGGGCAGGCCAGCACCGTAGCTCGCATTGCGCGCGGCGTCGGCAATCGCCCAGGCAATCGAGCGGCTGACGACAGGTGCAGACCAGGACACGCCATTCCAGACCGGAATTTTGCGGGTGCACAGCACACCGACGCGGCGACTGGCTTGCGCCGAGAGGTTATTGGTGGCGCGCATCCGCATGGCGATCAACGTCACCGGTCCAAAGTCCTGTGTCTCAGACAGATAGGCCCGCAGCCCCGACCAGATCATCTGATGGCCGACGTTCGATGCAGTTGACTTCTCGTCTATGCGGTAGGCCCGCACGCGGTACCGCCCGGCCCCGGCAGGGACGTTGCAGTCAAACGACATCGCCTTCGGTGTCACCGTGCGGTCGCCCACGATCGGGCCGATGACGTTGAACCAGTCGCTGATCGGCAAGCCGTTGTCGTCGACGCGCCGCGCCTGGATGACCACATGCGTGTTCATGTCGATCAGATCGCCGCCGCCAGTCACCTGATAAAGCCCCAGCGGCCAGACGATATCTACCGCCAGCCTACGGGCCAATGAACCAGCATCGTTGGCGATGAAGCCGTCGATGCCACCGACGACGGTACGGATGTAGATATCGCCCGCGCCAGAACCGGTCGGGGCGACGACGGTGAAGGTGTCAGCGGTCGGCACCGTCGCGATCGCATAGATCTCTGGCGGCGGGCCGGCAATCAGGGTGGCCAGCTGCACGGCTTGTCCGACAGCGCGGCCATGCGCGGTTTCCGTGACCGTGATGGTGGTGCCCGAGCGGGCATAGGTGCCGGATTTGCGCCCCGGCAGCTCCTGGCCAGATACCTCGACCGAAGAGATGACATTGGTCGGAAACAGCGTGACATCGCCGCCCGGCGGGATCACTTCGTAAGTGATTTCCGCGAAGCTCGAGATCGGCGTATCTTCGATGCGGATCTGCTCGATGTCAAACTCACCGCAGCCAAGGCACAGGAGCTGAAAAAGGAACTGCTCGTTGCCGGCATATTCAGTGTAAGGCTGGGCAGCGAAATCCGGCCAAGCCAGCACCCGGCCATATTGCACCGGGATTGCCTGTTCGATGCGCGCGGCATTGCCCTGCGCGCCGATCGCATAGGTCGGTGAAGCTGATGGCAGTTGCTTCGGCGTGGGCAGTGGCATCAAGGCGTTGATCGCGGCTTGGCCTACCAGCATCGCCGCCATGCCGACCGCATTGCCCCAGGTGAAGCTACCGAAGATCGCGGTGCCCGCCAGTTCCGGCCCCAGCAGCATCGCACCAAACTGCGGGGCATAGATCGCCAGGGCAATACTGAGAAGCATGCGCAAAGGATTGCTGCCGCCCTGTCCGCCGCCACCGCCCCGTGGCAGAATGCAGAAAACCAGCTGATCGCCGGGCCGCAGCCGGCGCCGCCATTCCGCGCGTAAAATCGGGCGACCATTCAACATGGCGATGCAGGGGGCCGCACCAGGAGGGGCAAGCCTACGCACCCGTAGCGGGCGGCGCACCTGTTGCACGACGCGGCTGCCCAGAGGGTCGAACGGATTATAGACGGTCAGGCATTGGGCTTTCATGCTGCCGCCCTCCGATAGGTACCCGTGATGCGGTAGCCGAGATCAGCCAGTCTCTCAGCGGGGGTGAAGATCGCGCCCGCGCCTTCAATGCAGTGCAGAACGCCGCCCAGCTCAAGCCATATTCCCACATGGCAGGGCATCGCACCCTTTGCCATCATCACGCCGTCGCCCTCAATCGGGATGACAACTTCGAACCAACCCCGACGCGTAGGTGAGGCATCAAGTGCGCGACGGGTGGCGCGCGGGTCGGCGCCATCCACCTGGATCATTGGAACAGTGACGCCGAAACGTTCAGACCAGACCCGCGCACAGAAATGCCAGCAATTGGCATCACGCGCCCATTCGGTGCCAATGTAGATGCTGGCCCAATGTGCGCTCATGGCTGCAATCCCGGAAAGGTTTCGAGATCATAGTCCAGCTTCGGAAAGCGCAGGTTCAACAGATCTGGAAAGCCCGCAGTGGCCTTCAGCCGGAACGGGTTGGCGTTGATCGTGATCAGCGTCAACTCCATCGGCGGGTTGTTGTCTGGGCCGATGCTCGCGGTGTCCGACAGATAACACCGATAGATCGCCGTGATCGGCTGGGCAGTCACCACGGCCGCGTCGATCTGCGCCAGAATCTCCCGGCTGACATTGTCGATCTCGATGGTGCATTGCGGCAGGCCGGTGCTGGTCTGATCGGGCGGAACAATATCAAAGGCAAAGCCCACGAAGGTGACGATCAGGCCTGCATCACGCGGGGCACCAGCCTCGATCCGCGCATCCAGGGCATTGAAGTCGCGCACCACCCGGATCGGTTGGCTGGACGCCGGGTGCCAAAGCTCCAGCGTGTGATAGATCACCTGGTTCACCGGGGCCGAGGCATAGGCTTCCTGAATGGCGGCGGAGAGTGTCGGATCAGGCACCGCGCACCTCCATCTGGGCGGTGACATCCCAATTCAGCGCTGCACCAGCAGAGGCTTTGAACGCCCCCTTGAAGCGGCCTTCAACGAACTTGAAACCGCCGCCAACAGCGACGGGCATCTGTACCCAGGCGGTGGTGCCCGCAGCTCCAGTCACCTTGCCGTTGGCCCCGGTGCGCAGGTGCAGATCAAAGCCCGTGACCATGCGCGCACCGATTTCCGAAATCACCAGCCCGGACAGTCCATCACCCGCATAGTTCGGAGTGGCCGCCGCCGCCATTGCACTGATCCGCATTATGGGCGTGGCACCGCCGCTTGCTACAGGGGCTGTCAGCGTCACCCGCCATTGGCCATTGTCGCGGCTTTCCAGTGTGCGCCTCGTCACCCCGCTTTGCGCGCCAAACACGCCAGCTGCGAGATCGACCTCCGTGTAGCGTTGAACCCCGGCCCGATCAAAGAACGACAGCCGCGCCCAAGAGCGCCCTGCGGCTTTCAACGTGGCGCGGCAGAGCACCGTCGCATTGGCATCCGCCGCCACATTGAGTTGTGTGTGGTGCAGGCCCGTCGCCGCACTCTCGACCAGCCCATCGACAATCTCGCTGTTGATTTCCACCCAGAAGTGACCCGTGTAGGGGCGTAATTTTCATTGAGAAGTGACCCATGTGACACCTTCCCCATGGCTGCTGGCAGCAGGGGATTTTGGAGTGATCGACATGGCAT